GATACTTATGTGTGCAGAAAAATAATTAACTAATCCATCGATTGCATTTGTGAAAGATGACCCCGAAGCAACACCTTTATAACGACTAATCATTCCAGTTTTTGGATGAAATGAAGGTACACAAAGAAAATAATCTCTGATGAATCGAAATAAGGTAAGATGAAATCCAGATACATTAATTACTTTTTCAATTATTAAAAACCCTAAAGTTAAAAGATCAGAAGGAACTGAATTATCAAAGCCTTTGTAATCAAAAGAATATACATGACGGTCTTTGTGAGCAGAACAAATCTTAGAAATATTTACTTGTAATGGGGCATAGATGATAGGAGTAGAACCAAAGTTAAAACGAGAAATATACTTTTCCAAGAAAAGTAACTCGATAGATTGAATTAGATAGTTATAACCAAAAACTACTCTAGTTTTCATCCCACTTTGACGCATCTTAAGTGCTAAGAAAAATGCGGTTGGAAACAATTTCAAACTTAAATGATCAAAGTTTCCTGAACTAACCAAATCGTATGTTAAAGAAATATCTTGAAGATAATCTCTTTTCTTCTTCCATGGAAAAGGAAGTCCGGCAGAAGTACTCTTTCGGATACGATCAATAATTGTATCTTTAGACGGTAAAATACCATTATAAATGTCCGGTTTAAATTTAAGAAAAACCTCCTTAAAGAAAAGATTACAAGCATAATCCAATTCCGACTGTGAAAAGTCGCATGTGAAAGGGACAGTGATGTTTTCCTCAACTTTAGACAAAGCTTTATCAAATAACTCAGATGTATTATCAATTTCAACTTTACGTTTTTGATAATCTATCTCATCCCATTCAGGATGTTTACGACAAATGTCTACTAATCCAGGATATTCCTGTAGTCTGCGAATACCTTTAAAGTAGCTCAATAATGGTTTAGAAACAAAATTTTTAAAATCGACGAAACGATCTCTTGTATACTGAAGACCAGTAAATGGTCTGTAAATTTCAGATTTATTTAGCCAAAAGGCATTATTATTAATTTTTGTTTTCATATGTTTTAACTCCAAATACAACACAACACGTTACCCATTGCTAAAGAAATTAAAATTATAAAATTTTAAATTTTAGAGGAATGATTTGATAAGATGAAG